ACCCAAAAGAGGATTCACAAGGTGTTAATATTAAATTTTTGGATGGACCTTATAAAGATACCATATTTAAGTTCGGTAAGGTAAAGTTTGAAGAAAAAGATGAACAGATGTATTTACTTTTTGGTTATGACGTTCTTGAGGCTTCTGTTGATAAACCTAAAAAGCTAGAGAAGGACAATACCTTCAAAAATTATATTGGTGATTTGCTGGTAGAATTAATGTCCAATAATATGGAGCAGGAAATAGAGGATTTATCTGAAGATGGAACAACAAACAGTAATTGATTTATTTGCATACAAAGCCGGTAAATTATTTTGGAATAAACCTAGACAGAGTATACAAATTGGCCAAGAATCCGGATGTATTGATGATAAAGGTTATAAATGCACAACAATTTCAGGTAAAATTTATAAAACTCACCGTTTGATATTTTTATATCATTATGGTTATTTACCTAAATTTATAGACCACATTGATGGTGATATATTAAATAACAATATAGAAAATTTAAGGTCAGCAACAAAATCAGAAAATGCTTGTAATAGAGGCAAACAAAACAATAATACTTCCGGTATTAAAGGTGTGACTTGGGATAAAAAACTAAAAAAATGGAAAGCACAATGTAAAAAAAATGGTAAGTATTATTACTTGGGTTTATATGATAAAATACAAGACGCTGAATTGACAATCAAAAATTTTCGTGATATAATACATGGAGATTATTCAAAAAGTTAAAACATATTATGAAACTGGAACAAGCCATATTAAAAACCCTAGTCTATAACGAGGACTATTTAAGAAAAGTATTACCATTTATTAAAAGTGATTATTTCTCGGACAGAACCGAGAGGACAATATTCAATGAAATTACATCATTCACGGAAACTTATAATAACCCGCCAACGGTTGAAGCACTTAGTATTGCCGTCAAAGAAAAGAACAATCTCTCGGATGACGAAGTTCAGAAGTGTGAAGATTATATCAAAGAGATTGAAGCAAATAGCAAAACAGAAGCCGAGATTCAATGGCTTATTGATAAGACCGAAAAGTTTTGCCAAGAGAAAGCCATATACAATGCTGTATTGGGGTCTATTTCAATTCTCGATGGTAAGGACAAAAGCCACGACAAAGGTGCGATTCCCAAGATATTATCGGACGCTTTGGCCATCTCTTTCGATACAACCGTAGGACATGATTACTTAGAAAACTCAGATGATCGATTTGAATTTTATCATAGAAAAGAGGAACGAATTCCTTTTGACTTGGACTGCTTCAACAAGATTACAAAAGGTGGTCTGCCAGCTAAAACTCTCAATATTGCTCTTGCTGGGACTGGCGTTGGTAAATCTTTGTTTATGTGCCATGTGGCAGCAGGAGCAATGGTTCAAGGTAAAAATGTGTTGTATATTACACTTGAAATGGCTGAAGAAAAGATTGCTGAACGTATTGATGCAAATCTTTTGAATGTAACACTTGATGATTTAATAGACTTACCGAAAGATATGTATGATAAAAAAGTTAATCGTGTTCGTGAAAAATGTACTGGCAAACTCATTATTAAAGAGTATCCAACCGCTTCAGCGTCTACTACTCACTTTAGGACTTTATTGAATGAACTTAATCTCAAAAGGTCTTTCGTACCTGATATTATTTTTATTGATTACCTTAATATCTGTTGCAGTTCTCGTATTAAGGCTGGTGCGAATATTAATTCGTACACCTATGTTAAATCAATTGCAGAGGAGCTTCGGGGTCTTGCTGTTGAGTATAACGTTCCTATTGTATCTGCGACACAGACTACCAGATCAGGATTTACATCGAGTGATCCAGGACTTGAAGATACGAGTGAATCGTTTGGACTTCCCGCCACCGCAGACTTGATGTTTGCTTTGATTTCTTCTGAAGAATTGGAAGAAATGGGACAGATGATGGTCAAACAATTGAAGAATCGTTATAATGATCCAACATATTACAAACGATTTACAATTGGTGTTGATAGAGCCAAGATGAAACTATTTGATGTTGAACAATCAGCACAACAAGGTATTGCTGATGCCGGCCATATTGGCACCCACAATAAAATACAACACAGTAAGAAGTTTGAAGGCTTTAAAGTATGAAATTAGAAAGAGCGGATGCTCTCTATGTGGCAAAAGTATTTCACGATTATTTTAGTAATATGGGAAGTACCGAAGAATACATGCGTGATGAGAAGTTGAAAAATCTTGAAAACTTACCATCATCATTATTTCCACCAGAAGATGATTTGTTCTCGGATTTCTCCATGCACCCAAAAGACATGAATATTGAGGTGTGTGAAATACCAGGAAGCCAATTTGAAACATTACTTTCCATTACCAGTTCTCACATCAACAAAGCACCAGTTGGCAAAAATATACAATTGGCAGTCAAAGAGAAGAACTCAGGAAAGATTCTAGGATTCATTCGGTTAGGATCACCAGTCATCTATATGAAACCTCGTAATGAACTCTTAGGACAGGTCTGGATTCAACAGGAAGATACTGCTAAAAGATTCAATACTGCTTGTGTTATGGGATTTGTAATTGTACCAGCACAGCCATTTGGATTTAACTATCTTGGTGGTAAACTTCTCTCTGCCATTTGCGTTAGTCATACTGTAAGAGAAATTTGCAATAAGAAATATGGCATGAATGTTTGCCTATTTGAAACTACCAGTTTATATGGATCGACTAAAACGGTATCACAATATGATGGTATGAAACCCTATATTCGTTTTCAAGGATTAACTGAATCTGATATTGTTCCAATGATGCACGGTGAGCGATACCATGATTTGAAGAACTATGTGGAGAATATTACTGGAGATTTATTGGCAGGCGATACATCGAGCACCAGTAGAAAGCTAAGAACCTTTACCAAGATTATAGCTCTCACTAAAGCAGCTTTAAAAGGAACTTCTGAAGGGGATGCATTCTCTTTAACGATTGAGAACGCTAAAAAGTTGACAGAGAAGAAAAGATATTATACATCCGATTTTGGGTATAATAATTCAGTTGATTACATGAATTGTAAAACTGATACTTTAATTCCTGGTCCTAATTATGAAAAGCATGAGTTAAAAAACATTGTTGAATGGTGGCGGAATAAAGCTATAAATAGATACGAAACTCTCAAGACTGAGGGTAGATTGAGGACAGAACTTGAAATCTGGACTTCAGGTAAAGACATTCAAATTATAAGATAAAATGGCTAAAACAGATAATCAAGAAAATGGTTCAAAATGGATCTTTCAGAGAGCATTGAAGGACAACGTAAATTATACCAAATTAATGCCCACCAATCAATTCATTAGTAAAAAAGAACAAGGTGAAGTTATATCGGCCTATGAGAATTCCAATCCAAAAAAAAAGTTAAAATGGCCTGATTGGATGAATGTTAAATTGGATAAAAAATATTCCGAATTACAAAAAATCTTTGATCCAACATTTAACATAAAAAAAGATAGTGATCCTATTCCAGATAAATGGTTACTGTCCTATTTTGGCCAACAAAAAGCACTATTGGACAAATATTCAGCTCCACAATTTAAAGAGGCTCGGTTTGATCGAGGAGAAAACTTTATGGAATTTGTTGATAAAATGTTTAGGAAAGCAGGAGGATCTGGAAATATCAATACTTGGAATCCTGCTGATTTGTGGATAGTTGATACGAAAAAAGAACCCGATTTAGAAAAAAAATTGGAAGAAACAATTAAATATGGTAATAGACTTCCTAATAACATTAGAGAAAAAGATGAGAAAATTCAAGAATTAAATTCTTTATTAAGAGGGTATTATAGAAAATCAATTGTTATTGGAGTATCATTAAAACAAACGGATCAAAATGCAATATATGTTCCTGTTAATGTTTTAGCAAACGAAGAAAAAACAATGAAAGAATTTGATATCATTAAAGATTTGCGTTGTGAAATTTCTGAAATTGTTTGCAAATTAAATATTAAACCTGTACCTGTTGGAAACATTGAACTTTTTAAATCAATAATGGAAGATGTTGGTGTTTCAACAAAATATTATCCTGACAATCCTATGAGTTTTCACGCAAAACATACTGAAATTTTTATAACAGATAATTATTATAATGTAAAATATAAATTTGATATAATGTCAACGGATGTTCGGCATCTTAAAAATTTAAAATATGAACCCGGCCAAGTTGGTAAACCTCTGGCGAAATTAGGACAAGCTGGAGTAAAAGATGTTGATAAAATCTTTGGAGATTATGGAGTTAATTTTAAAAATGATCACAATCAATACCTAAGAAAAATTGATGATAAAGAAATAGATAAGATTGTTGATAAATTTAATAAAGCTAAAAACAAAGCAGGAGTAAAATTCAGCTCCTCAATCGCTTCAGATAAAGAATTTAAAACAAATTTAAAAATGGTTTATAAATCCGATCTAGGATCTGCGGTGTCTAAATTAATGCAATTAGATTTAATTTCTGAATTATTATCATTATCCGACAAAGAATTGAGTAAATTATTAACTGATATTGTTTTCTTTGCTCAGAAAAAAGGTAAAAAATATGGTCCATTTGGAAAGGTATACTAATGGCACTCGTTGATTTTGATAAACTTGCAAAGCAGTATGAGAACTCCGATGATTTTGGATTCTCTGCCGTATCCGAAGAAGAATACAACTCAGTAATCAATAAAACTGCTGCAACGGCAGATGATTATAAAGCTCGATTGGCCGAATTGGAAAAAATGATTATTCCATTCCTCACCAAGTTACATTCGACCGGAGATAAAGAATATATATATTGGCCTAATCGTAAACCAATAATCGAAGCACAAATTGAGAAGATACTAAAACTGACGAAAGATTAATTATGCAATTTTATAATGATGTGAGAGATAGACTTGGACATAGACAAACTGGATTTGATTATATCTTTGATTACCTCAAAACAATAGAAGATCCATTCATAGTAGAAACTGGCTGCGCTCGTCAATTAGACAATTATGAAGGTGATGGCCAAAGTAGTTTGTTATTTGACAAATATATAAAAGAATACAATGG